GACGTCGCGACGATCTGCACATCACGCGATCGTCGCGCGCCTTTATCATCCACACGTAACCCGGTCGAGACGCGCTGAATCGGGCCGTAAAATACGCGCTCGCCGTCGTCGTATATATCAAGCCACCCTGACGCGTGAAGCGCCGCGATCGACTCGCGCGCGCGCGGTGTGCCTATCCCCAACACGTCGAGCTCGTCGATTCGTATCGAGGTCGAGATCGAGGCGACCTCGTACGGGGAGACGAGAGACGACGACCACGACGCACCGATCACACGACTCGTGATGTCTACGAGATCCTTTTCTCCATCTCGCCGCGCGTACGCTCCCCCGCTTGTATAGTTGTGTATGTACGCGGATATCAAAACAAAACCTCGCGAAGTATGTCTCTCAACGCCGTCCCAAAGTTACCCGAATCGACAAACTCCAGAAGGCTCTTTAATCGCCCCTCGATCCCTTGCATCGATTTTACGAGTACGCTGTTAGTCGTCGTCATCGTCAACGCGAGTTCCTCCATACGTGTATTAAGCTTGATGAACGCTTGCGCGCTCGCGGGGTCTGCCTCGACGCGCCTTAATATACGCTCTTGTTCGCTTTGTGCGGTGCGGCTTATACGCATCCCCCGACGCATCGTCGAAAGCCCCTCACCGCGTAAACCTGTGCCTAGGTCTTTTTGTCCCGCGCGCGCGAGCGTGTCGGCTTCGTCGGTGCTGAGCCCGAGCCCCGAGAGCGCAATTTGTAACAAGTCACCCTCGAGCCCGATCCCGCGCAAAGCGGCGACAGCTGTCTCGGGAGCTGAGCGGAAACCCTCGAGGCGTCGCATAACGTCAAGCGGCCCACCGCCGCCACGCGCCGCCGCCGCTGTAAGCGCGCCACTCGCGAGCCCTCCGAACTGGCCACGGAACGCACCCGCGACACCGCCGATCGCGCCTCCGAACTTTTGGAACGTGCGTACGGCCCCCGTACCGCGTAACTGATTTCGCCCCGTTTGTTTCGCTGCTGCGTCGATGCCTAAAATAAATCGACTCGCGGACGTCTCATCGATCGATAGACCCTCGGCGGCGATGCGTTGGGTGTTCTGCGCGATCGCCGCTAAGAAGCGCGTCGCCCCCGATCCCGTGAGCCCGATCGAAGTCGCGGCCCCGAGTACCTGATTCGCGCGCCCCGCGCTTTGGAACGTCCCCCCACGCGCGCCACCACCGAGCGCGCCGCCGCCTACAAACGCGCCGATCGAGCTCGGGTCGATCCCACGTAACGACGCTTGAGCGAGGAAGTCGGCGGTATACCCTATCGAGTCCGCCCCCAGTAGTTCAGAGCGCGCACCGATAGCGCGTTGGAAAGATCGAAGTGAGCCGACGCCCTCCGCGCCACTGATACCCAAGCGCGCGAAACGTGAACGCGCCCCCCGAACACCCTCCGCACCACCAAGCGCGAGCTCTGTTTGTGGTCGCTCAAGCGCGGATACTTGGCCGATACGCTGCCCTCGTCGCTGTAATAACGCACCCGCGAGACCTCCGATGATCGGGAGCCCGCCCGCGATGCGGGATAGGCCGAACGCACCCGCCAACGAGCCCGCCGCCGCGCCTCCCGCGCGAAACGCGTCACCCGCGCCACCGCTCGCGATCGCTTGCGCGCCTGACGTGAACATAGACGGCGCGGCCCCCGCGACGGTTCCGCCGAACGCTAACGCGCGCGCGCCTAGAGACGGGGGCGGGCGATACGCGTTCGCGATCGCAAGAGCCCGAGCTCTCCCCGCCGCCTGTACAGCGCGCCCCGCCGCGCCCATGTCATTTAGCGCCGAGTTCGGGTCGCCCCCCGCGAACTGCTCAAGAGCGGTGAGGCCCCCCGATAATCGCGGCGCGGGGGGTTTCGCCCCACGCGGTATAAAACGCCCGCGTTCGTCTCGGTCTAGCGGAGCGCGCGACGGCGGAGGAGGCGCGGCAACGGGCGCGGCAACGGGCGCGGCAACGGGCGCGGCGCGCTTCGCTGCTCTGTCCGCCTGGTCGAACGCTTTCGCCGCGTCTTCGCCTACTTTACCGAGCGATCTCGATAATCGTTCCGCCGCTTGACGTACTTGCGAGTCGTCGATCGTGACGGTAATCTCGGAGCTGTGGTTTTGTTGGCTCATCTATTCGCCCCTCGACGCCCAAAACTCGCGCTCCCATTGGTCGCCGAGCTTGTCACCCGTCGCGCTCGGGGCGTCGTCTCGTATGTTTATTTTCGGCGCTACTTGTAGACTCTCGTATTCTTCGTCAGTTAGGGAGAGTAACCACCACTCGAGACGCTCCGAGTCGGACGCGTCAGCGCGTGGGGGTGTGTGCGTCGCTTGCAGAAATGAGAACTCGGGACGCTGTCGCGTCTCCGTCACCCTCTCCCGTAGCTGAGCGAAACCACGCGAGCGCGTGGCGCTCCACCTCCTCGCGTAGCGAGAATAAGAGCTCGTCGTCTTCTTGCGCCCACTGATTCACCCAGTCGGGGAGCCCGATCAAGTACACGGAGATCGTCGCGAGCGCGCTGAATCTAGCTTGTGCGTAATCGCTAAGCTGTGACCACGTCACCCCCGCGAGGATCGCGGCGCGGCGGTCGATCGTGGTGCGCCCGTCTCCGTCGGGGATGCGTGAGATTAAGACGTCGTCGTGTCGCGTACCATCGGGAGCGACGTACGATACATTTAAACGCACCTCACGCGGGATGAGTACGGCGGCGGGTGCGGGCTCTGGTGCTTTGATCTCGCGTAGATCCATATTTACGCGCCTCGCTCATCGAATAGTCGGCGCGCTTGGAAACTACAATTAACAGTCACGATCGAACCGCTTTGCACTTGCCACGAGCGAGACTCACAACGCGCGCCCTCGATACGCCAAACGGGAACGTCGCCCACTTGGTCATATACCTCGAGCGTGAGCTCAGGGAACGAGATCACGTCGGCAGTGTTACCGCGAGGCATGATACCGAGCTCTTGTACAGACGTGTTCGTGATGCGTACAAAATCCGCTTGGGCGCTCACGACGCGCGAAACGGGGACGAGCTCTTGAGAGTCGATATTACCTAACACGTCGACGCGTTGGTGTGCGATAGACTCGGACGCGCTCACGCCCGTCGCGAAACCGATCTCTTGACCGTCGACAATAAGTTTAGCGCGCGCGCCTGAAAAAACGGGTGCTCCCATGATGGTCTCCTTAGAATCTTTGGACGGATACGTCGAGTCGAATAAAGTTTAGTGGCTCGACCGCCGCGACGGTATAGCCGACGACGAGCGTATCGCCGACATCTTGTACCACAACATCTCGGAACGCTTTGATTATGCCGTCCTGTACTTGGCGATTTAGCGACGCCTGAACGAGCGACGTTACGCGGTTCGGTGTGAGTGAGCTATTAGCGGAGCCTATGAGACGATCTAGCGAGCCTCGTAATGTTCGGATCGACGCGTTGATGGACTCGTTCGCGCTGACCTCCGAGAATATCGGATTATCATCGGTACGGTATGTCGTCACGCTTCTCTCGACGTGATGCCCCAACGAGCCCAAAGAGAGCGAAACAACGCCCGCGCGAATCGCCTCCGCCGCGTCTCTGTTCGCGTCCCAAGATCCGCTTATACCGTTTACGTCGGGACGCTTACGCGTGAGCGGTGTCCCGACGAGTGATCCCGCTTGCATCGCTGCGAGTACGAGAGCGAGGTAACGGGGCTCGAGCGTCGCGCGCTCTCCGCTTGGCTTCGTGACGTTGATCGACTGGCCAACGAGCGCGATGTTTCGGTCGTTAAGCTGTCGCGTGATCGACGAGAGCGCGGTGAGCGTCTGCGATGCACTTGAGCCGAGCCATACGTTACGCTCACGACCCGCACGAGCCGCGAGGGGGATATGCGCTTTTAGTGCTTTTTGTTGGTCGATGTCCGTTGTCCACCCTACGACGATCTGCACGTCGCTCGCTTCGATCGTCGCGAGCGCGCTCGTCCAGTCGCTCAACGCGACCGCAGAAGACGCGCCCCCTGATAAGCGTTGTGTCACCGCTGCGTCGCCTTCACTCTGCGCGACGCGCTTCGTACCACCGCTCGCGCGTGTGACTTTAACGATACGACTCGGCGCAAGTGCCTGAATTACCTCGTATAAGTCCGCGCGTAATATGCTCTTGTTACCCACTCCGACGATGTTCGCCGAGACATGTGCGTCGATTTCGTCGGCGGGATAAGCGCGCGCCGCGTCATATACGGCGACAAATCCCGAGAGATTTTGGATCGCGGCGAGGAGCTCCCGTAAATCCGAGAACGCGCTCGGGTCAAAGCTAATCGACGCGCTCAGCGTTAGCGCGCCCGTATAAGTCGCGTCGTCTGTGGTCGCGCTGATCGACGTGATAGAGGAATACTCGTGAGTCGTGTCTTGTGCGGTCGTAGTCCCTGAGAGATATGTGAGCGTCTCAGTCTGCGCCACGCCGTCGGAGTCTACGCCCACGATCACAACGCTTATCGCTTGGTTGTGGTCGCTCTCTGTAGGCGAGCACGTAAGCGCCGAAGAGATCGACATGTCGGACACGTCCACACTCAGCACACCCGCCGCGATTGCCGCGCTCGTCTGCGACCAGGAGATCGCGACACTCGTGCGAGTAGCGCCGAGAGACACAGAAGAGAGGAGAGAGCCCCCGTAGTATAGAGAGCCTAGATCGCCGCTCTCGATACCCGAGTAGATTTCTTCAAGAGAGTCGCGGGCGATTGTTACCTTGAGCTGATCCGTGTTCTCGTTCTCGGCTTTGATCGTTGCGCGGTTTCCGCGCTCACCATACACAAGACTTTGTACGCGTAACGCGTCTCCGCCGTCCGTGTCGAGGAGCGTCGTCTCGGCTTGCGTTGAACTCTGGACGTTCAGAAACGAGAGACTCGCAACGCCCGCGGGGATGCGCTCGTCGAGAGACGGCGAAAAAGCGAGCTTGCCGAGTAAAGCGAGCTCGGGATCGGTGGGGTCATATGCGACGAGGTTCGACGCGCTCGTGAACGCGAGCGCCTCATCCTTTTTAAATTGCGGGAACGCGCCGACGATACAGACGTTTCCTGTACTCGGTGATTGACCACCGAGCGCGGACGCGTCGACGTCTGCGTATACTGCGGGGCGAAATAAACGTAACCCGTTGAGGTTCAGCGATGACGGCATTTGATTCTCCTATGTTTCCGTTGAGTGTATCACACTGACGCCGCCCGTGTTTCCGTTTGCGTCGGTTTGGTCGTCGGCGAGTACAGAGAGCGAGTCGCCAGAGTACACCGCGCCGCTAAACTCTGCGGACGTGGGGATGATAATTGAGACGCGGGTGTCTGCGGACGCGGTGACGCGTCTGATAAATAGTCCGACCTCTTCGGCGGCGAGATCTTCGTTCGGCGCGAGCGCGTCCGCGCCCCCATACTCAACGAGGTGATATCCCGCGCGGTGAAGTGAGCGACGCGCGATCGCTATCGAGGCTCTAACGAGCACATGATACACGCGAGTCATATCGGGCGACTTTGCGATGATCGTGATATCCACAGTCTCACGCACTAGATACGCATCTACGCCGCGCCCTTGTGCGTCGCGTCCGTCGAAGTCGCCGAGGACGGTTTGAGTCACACGCTCAGAGAGCGGCGATACGACAATAATCGGCGCGGCATCAGTCCCGCGCGCGTTGCGTGTACGGAACGTCGGGAAGTGCGCGTTGAACTCCGCGAACCAGTCGGCCAAGACGGAATCGGACACGCTCGCGAATAGCGCCCCGAACTCTTCTTGACGCGAGCGGTAAAACGAGAAGCCCGCGCTAAGTGTCTCGATTAAATGTATGTCTAGTAACATCAGTACACCTGAGAGGAGAGTGAGGGGATAGCGCGAGCGACGTCGTCCATGATGCGACGCGCTTCAATCCCCGAGCTCATCCACGCGTCGGGGTCGGTGTTCGCGTAACTCGCGCGCCTCCATGTCCTATAGCCGCTCGTCTGTGTTCGCGCGCCGCCTCCACCGCGACGAGAGTACGCTGAGCCGAGGCGAACGAGACCCGCGAGAGGGTCGGTCACATGGTGCGGGCGCATTTTGGGAACGAGACCCGCGGGGAGCCGCCCCCCGTATCGCGTGTTTCGATTCGCGTCGGTGGTCGTGGCTACTAGACGCCGCGCCGCCGCTGCTATGTGTGCGCCGTGTTGCGCTTTTATATCTTTGGCGGGCTGACCGAAAGGCACATTTAGATAAAGGCTCCCGTCGCGCGCGCGTCGGATATTTCGCGTCGATGAGCGAAGCAGATATCTACGTACATCATAAGGGCCCGTTGTACCGATTCCCCCACTACCCATACCTTGCTCGACCATGTGCGCGATAATCGCGGTCGCCGGAGACGCGGGGAGGCCACAAACAAAGCCGCGCGGCGTAACGTCCCGCACTTGAAGCGAGCGCAAGTACGCCGCGCGTGTGGTGTTTAACTTGCTTCGAGCGCCCGCGCCCCACTCCGCGAGCACGAGGTCGGCGAGCGTCTGCGAGCGTCTGCGCGCTTCGGTGTCTGAAAAGCCGAGCGCGTCTAATAGCTGACTTGTGTCTGCGCTAATTTGAGGCATCGTTACGCCCCCATGAACTCGAGCGAGCACTCGACTTGTATCGGCAACATGAGCGGAGTCTCGGCGGGCTGTTTACGTCGCCTCGTGCTGTCGCGGTGAGTGTGAGGGTGACTAGCGACATAATAGCGAGGCCGCGCGAAATACGAGACACTGTATCTTATCCCCTCGACGGGTGCGGAGCCGCTCGCGTCCCCTAGTGAGAAATCGAGCGCGCCGTTAGATACGACGAAGTCCACACCCTCGACGAGTGTGTTTGTCTCCACGCTTACGCCCGACACGTCCGCATATTGAAGACGTAAAATACGCGCCTCAGTCTCGCCCGTAGCGAGATCAAGTGTGCGCGTTTGTGCGGGGTAACGTAGCGACTCGACCGCGTTCGCGGATCGTGTGCGTGTCTCTCTGTACACCATGACACTATTTAACACCGTGAAGCGATCACCGTACGCGGGGAGATGCTCGGGTAGTGTCGTCACGGAGACCATACCGCGCCCATATTCGCCGTAAATCGCGAACGCGTCCGTCTTCGACGAGCCCGACGTAAGTACGGCGCGGATCGGCTGCGCCGAGTGCCAAAAGTAACCGCGCCCGTCGCAGAGCTCACAATCGGGGCGCGACTCGCCTGTCGTCGCAGAGTTCGAGGAGTAGTCGAGCGTGAGCTCGAAGTCGCTCGAGTTGCGCGAACAAGGACACTCCGCGCACTGCTCCCACTCTAAATCGACGCCCTTCGTAAAAACGAGTTTACGAAAACGCTCGGGGTCGAAGTCTACGCGGGGTCGTAACTTGGTCGGCTCACGCGAGGGGAACGTCGACATCAGATCACTCCAAACTGAGTGACGCGATATTGAGATCGAAGCCCCGACATAAGTTGCTTGTACTGCTTGTCGAGGTTCTCGGCGCGCGCCGAATACCCTGAGTACATAGCCGACGAGGTCGTGTCGATCGATGTCGAGAGCGAGTCTACGCTCACGGACTGGGACGCGATACCCGCGCCGAGGATAAGATCGCCCGCGACGTGTAGTAGTAACAGCGTCGCCGCCTTGATTGCGACGGCTTGCTTGAGGTCTGCGGGGAGCGTGTCGAGCGTCCAAGCGATCACGAGATCCTCGGTGGGCGCGTTCGTTACGCTCAGCGTAAAGCCTGAGTTACCACGCCCCGACACTCTCACGCTCGCTTGATCCGTGGAGACCAGGTACGACAAGAGCACACGCGACTCGAGCGGGACATCGACCGATGTCTCGCCCGCGAGTATTGTCGCAGTTCCTACACGCTCATCGAAGCCCGCCGTATAATCGAACTCAAAGTAAGACGGGATGAAGTCGCGTTGGTGGTGGATTCCGTAGCCTCCCATCAGCGGAACGCCCGCGCGGAAGAAATACGAGCCGAGTGACTCCTCGCTCGGTATTAGGTGGATTTGCCCGTGTGTCGTGCTCGTCGGCGTGATCCAACTCGTCGGGATCTCGACGGGCTGATACGAGCCGAACCGTATACGGACGGCCTCAAACGAGATCACGGGGCGCGCGTCGAGGCGAAACGGCCAGTACGAAAAGCGCCCGTGACGCTCGGCGTCGTGTCGCTCTTGTGTGACTTTGAACGGCTCGACGTTTATTCCGAGATCGCTCTCGACGTGCCGTATCGCCGCCTCTATAGATTGGTTGTATATGAGCTCGGGATAATCCGAGCCGTCGTCGAGTGTGAGGTCGATCCCGAGCAGCGTCGTTTGTTTTAAAAACTGCGCCGTGATCTGTGTATAGATACCCATTGATCGACCTCCACTCTGTCTCTTTACTCTGCGCGCTTGCGCTTGCGTTGGCGTCGCGGTGCGGCGCTCGGTGCGTCCTCTACACGTTTAAAACCGATCGCGTCGGCCCATTGTGCGAGAGCATGCTCCGCGTAATCGTTCAACTCGACGACGAAGCCGTCAACGTCGACCTTGATCGCACCTCGACCAGAGCCGACGTCAAGCGTACACGCGCGAAGTGTGTCGTGCTGCCAACGCATATATTACGCGATGGTGTCGAGCATCGAGGTCGTTGCAGTTACGCCCGCGTTCTGTAGCACGAACATTTTACTCGGAACTTTAACGACGGGTGAGCCGAAGAGCATGAGTAAGAACGGCTTAGAGGTCGCGACCTCTGCGAGCGGACGACGGAAGAAGTCGAGTAAACGAACGAACTCGAGAACAGTCGGATCGTGTTGAACAAATACGATCTTGCTTGAGTTCGGGATCACGCTGTTGTCATCGATAAACGCGGTAACCGCGCCCGACGCGTTAGCGATCTCGCCGATAAGTCGACACGATCCGAAGTCTACAGCGCCCGCCGTGGTCGCCTTGTCGGAGCGATAGATCTTATAGAAAACTGCGTCGCTTTGGTCGGTGATCGTGAGTGTGACCTTTTCAGAAAGTGCCACCTCTACAGCGGCCGTATTAATCGGCGCGCTGAATCCGTCGTTACTTACTGCGACGACCTTGTATCCGTAGAAGCCCGCATCATCAGCGACGAACTTTCCATCGGTACCCGCTGACGCGATCGAGGTGATCGCGGGGGTCGCGGGTGCGGCGGTTGACGACGCGCTGCTCGGTGCTGAGTACGCGTTGAAGAGGAACGGCGCACTCTTCACAGGTACGGGGCCATAGGGCGACATGATGTTGAGCTCTTGTACGCCGTACGTGAGACCGTCCGCCGCTTTGAGGCTCGCGAACTGGTCATGACGTCCCCATTGTACCGAGAACTTGATAAGCTCAGCGTGGATACGAGGCTCGACGTAAATGCAATCAGGGCGACCAAAGCGCGGCGCGCTCTGGATCTCTGAGAGAACCTCTTGTAAGAGACGAGGGGTCGGAGACTTACCGCGTAAATCGAACGTGTTCGCGCCGCTGTTGTGGCTCTCGATCTGCTCGATAATGCCGTCGAACGCGAGAGGGTTTACGCTCTCTTTCGCATGCCACAAAGAACGCTCGAGCTTCTGCATGAGACGCATTGTCCCGCGCTCTGTCTCTGCCGCGATCGCGTTCGCGTTGTTTCCCAAGAGTCCAACGAGGCCGCCGACGTCGGTTACCTCGCGACGCTCTGCGAGGTACTTGATGCGTACGCTCTTGCGCTCATACTCGGAGCGGTTAGTCGTGCCGCCGCTGCCCTCTGCGATGAACGGCTCGAGGTCGAGACCGTGGTCGTTGATCACAGCGTACTCGTGTACGGTGTTCGTCGCGCTAACCTTCGGAATCGACGGCCAAAGCGCGAGCTCCTTCATCGTGTACGTCGCGGAGCTGAGTGTGTTCTCAATGCTCTGTGGAACGAGTGGAGAGAGAGAACCCGCGTCGCCGCCACTTGTACCCGCGGGTGTCTGATAACCCGCGTCAGCGGATTTACGGAGCGCGGTGTTTAGCTCTGCGAGGTCTGCGAGGTTTACGTGCTGATTTGCTTCAGGAAATGAATACATGAGTGATCCTTACTCTACGTCGATGATGTGAGATACAGCGGAGACGGCGACACCCGCCTCGAGTTGTGCGATCGCGCCACGGATCGCGCCGCGTTGGTTGTTTGATAGGTTTGTATTATCACGGAGTTGAGTGAGCCCTTTACGGATCACATCGCCGCGAGTTGGGCCGACTGGCGCGGTCGGCGTCGGCGCGGCTGCGGAGGTCACAGCGCGCGCGGGGATCGGCTGATTCAGGACGGCGGCGAGTGATTTACTCATCCCTTCGCGCTCTGATTTCATGCCCTTCATTTCGGTCATCATCGCTTCGACGGCCTTCATGACAGCGTCGAGACGCTTCTCCATGTCGCCGACGACACGATCCGAACTCTCAGCAAGTGCTTTCATAGCGTCGCGATAGTACGCTTTCTCGACGTCCATGTCTTCCTCGTCCATGTTCTTATCCATATCTTCGGCGTCCATGTCTTCGGCGTCCATGTCTTCGGCGTCCATATCACGCTCTTCCATGTCGCGCTCTTCCATGTCCTCGGCGTCGTCGAACAAGTTGATCTGACGACCCCCCTTGTCTGCTTCGCCCTTTTGCATGGCTTTAGAGAGCGCATCAAGCGCAACAGTTAACGCGTCGGCGGTGACTGCGTCGTCTGCCGAGATCTCTGTCTCATTCTTCATTGGGTTCTCCTGTAGTCCACTTTCGCGGGGGTATCGTGTGCCGATGATATCACAAATCGCCGAAAGCGTGAGATTTTGCGAGATGCATTATTTTATCGACGAGGTCGTCGAGCTTCTTATCTTCTGTCGTCGGTACGCGCTCACGCAACAAATCACGCACCTCGGCGCGTGTGTACGTCTTGGGCGCGGCGTATGTCGCCGAGCTCAAACGCGCATCTAAGTCTTGCTGAATCAGCGAAGACAACGCCGCGCCCGCGTCGGGGATCGTCGGCTCCTGGTACCCAATGTCGGCACCGATTGAACGCGCGATAAGCTCGAGATTCGTGTGCGGGTTAATTGGCATCGCCGTAATCGCGACGTTTAACACACGCGCTTTTAAGACTCGTTTTTGGTCGCGCGGGTCTCGCTGTAACACTTGCCCCTCGACGCTGAAGCCGAGAGAGCGATCGCCCCCCGCTTTCTCCATCGCTTGCGACGTCTCGTACACGTCGCGCCCGAGCTTTTTGTGCAAATACAAAACACCCTCGACGCGTGTGCGGTCATCGTCGACGCGCTTTACGCTCACAGGATGACCGAGAACAGCGCCCGCGCCTTGTTGGTGCTCGTGATTAAACCACCCATTCTCGAGAAAGTACGACCAGTCGAGCCCGTCTTGTTCGATCGTCTCACCCTCGAGATCCATGTCACGAGTTGAGCATATCCCGCCGATCATAGCGCGTGTGAGCTCCTCACCCTCGTCGGCCTTGTCCTCGTCGCGCCCCTTCTGAAGCTCCAACGGAACCCACCGCGCGAACGCGTCGAACGACTCACACGTCGCCTCCTCAATCTCGTCGGCGTATTTGTGGCTCTTGAGCCACGCGCGGAAACACTCAGGGGATACGCTGCTCGCGTCCGCGCGTATCGACTGCACCTCGCCGCCCTCGCCCACGATACCAAGTATCATCGAGAGACCGTCGGGTGCGCCCGTGGGAGTGAAGCGCCTAAGCTCTGTGTATTGTGCGGGGTCGCGTTGGATCGCCGCGTGTTCTTTAGTGTTCATGTGTCGACCTCATGCGTCTTTAGGTTTACGTGGATGATCTGTTTCATCTTAATCATCCATATTGAGGGGCTGTACGTGCATCGAGCCGAGCATGGAGTCGAATCGAAGCGGCGAGTATTGGCGGCCGCCGCCGGGTGCAAACTTTACGGGGGGGAGATGTAGCGACACCGCGCCGCCACCGCTCAACGCGTCGCTTAGATATCGCGCGCTTATGCGGTAGTCGCCTTGTGCCCCGTCGCTCGACTGGGGGAACTTAGCCACATCGCGACCGTTGAATTTGATCGT